AAAAAACTAGTATCATAACCCTTGTAATGCCTGTTAAGATTGTAAACAAGTTCCAAACAAACTCCCAAGGTCAGGTAACCCGTGTTGGAGAAACCGATTTACTTACCATTCAATCTGGCTCGCTAGAGAAACTGGTAAATTCTGAGAAGGAAAATCATGATGGCCGCGCCGCCCTCGCAGTTGGAGAAAGTAGAGTTGAAAAAACTCGAAGAATTACAGAAGAAGTTACTCGCTGAAAACAAGCAGCGGGCAATGCTACTTCTTTTGTCTGTATCTTCTGCTTCTGTCACCAAGAAAGTTACAGATAAGTAATGTCTACAATCTACGAGAAGTTAGGTTTTGCACCAGAAGCAGAAACAGACGCTCTCCCAGAGCCTACAATTCAGGAAGCATCATTTAATGCGCAAGAAGTAGTAGATTTGGCGCGTGAAGATGTAGACTTTCTTGCAGCACTAGCACTTCCTACAGTTTATCAGTATGCATTCCCTCTTATCTACATAACTGTATGGGCCTGGTTGCGTGAGTATGTTCACAAGAGTAGAGATTTCTCGCAGCTTGCACTTGGTCTTCCGCGCGGTTTCGGTAAGACAATGCTAATGAAACTGTTCTTACTCTACTGCATTCTATTCACCACTCGCAAGTTCATGCTAGTTCTAGCAGAGAACCAAGCGAAAGCTAACAACATCATAGCTGACGTGGTAGATATGCTGAATGAGCCAAACGTAGTAGCAACATTTGGTAACTGGAAGTTAGGTATTGAAACTGACCGTTTAGATTTGAAAAAGTTCGGTTTCCGTGGGCGCAACATTATCCTCATGGCTGGTACCATTGAATCTGTGCGTGGTATCACTCTTAAATTTGAGCGTCCTGATGTAATGCTATTTGACGATATTCAATCTCGTGTGTGCGCAGAATCTCAAACACAATCTGAGACTCTCGAACGTGAGATGGTAGGTACTGCGATGAAAGCTAAATCTCCGCATGGCTGCCTGTTTCTTTTCGTCGGCAATATGTATCCCACTAAATACTCAATCCTTCGTCATTTGAAAACGAATGAGAACTGGATTAAGTTTATTGTCGGTGGAATCTTGCAGAATGGTACTTCTCTGTGGGAAGAACTGCAACCGATTGAGCAGCTGAAAAGAGAATACCGTAATGACTGTGCAATGGGGCGGCCAGAGGTATTCCATGCGGAAGTACTGAATGATGAAACTGCATCAGCTAATAACCTGATTGACTTATCTAAACTGCCAGCACTTCCGTACAAAGAACATGACGTACATGCTGGTAACTACATTATCATTGATCCATCTTCTGGTAAACTTGGTTCTGACAATGTAGCTATTGGATACTTTGAAGTCTACAACGGTTATCCAGTTCTGATGCAACTGATTGACGAGCGGCTTTCACCTGGTGATACCATTGCGCGCGCGCTCGAGATAGCACTCACTAACAATTGCCGTCTTATTTGTGTTGAATCAGTGGCGTATCAATCAACTCTAAACTACTGGTTTAAATTCATTTGCGAACAGAAACAGATCTATGGTATTGAATGTGTAGAGGTATATCCAGGCGGATTCAGTAAGAACTCCCGTATTCTTAGCATGTTTAAACAGTTAGCATCTGGTGAGATATTCATTTCAGACAACGTGCGTGCGGAAGTATTTCTTCAAATCATGCAATTCAATCCGCTTCGTCGTGACAACGTAGATGATGTTTTAGACTTACTTGCATACGCTACAAAGGTTCTTGAAATGTATGGAGAATTTGTAGTGTCATTACAAGTGATTAATTATCAAGAATACGAAGCTATTGCTGTATCAGCTCCGGGTTCTAATTCACCTATCTGAGGGCGCTATGGCAGAATTCGGAAAACGACAGCTTTCTACTAGAGATAAGAATCTACTCAAAAAGTTCGAACTCTCAGAGAAAGAACAAGTAGCAGATATGATGAATTCGCAACGCTCAATAGACGAGCTGCTGAAAGAACTTTCTCGCACAAAGAATCCAGTAGTTAAAAGCGCACTGGAAGATGAATTGTTAAACATTCAGCAACGAGTTGAGCAGAGTCTATCCAGCTCAGTTACTCAGAAATCAGCTGAACCAGAATCTGTATTACAAAATCTATTCAATAGCATAACCAGCATCTTTACCAAATAGGAACACAAAATGGCTACTGTAGGCAATACACCAATGATGGTATCTAAGAAAGCCCAAATGGCTCTTGTGCAGTATGGGCAACAGTGCATTGTAAATCAGCAAATAAACTGGGATATCCGTGGCCAACTAACGCGTGCTGATCTGTCATACATTCGTGAGAATGATCTCACTAAACAGAATGTGCGCGCGCGTGTAGCTAATGCCTATGGTGATTCCAATAAGTTTCAGAACATCACAGTTCCTGTAGTGATGCCGCAAGTAGAAGCTGCTGTAACTTACCAAGCTTCCGTCTTTCTAACTGGTGTTCCTATCTTTGGTGTAGTTGCTGGCCCCCAGAATATGGATGCAGCTCTCCAGATGGAAACTGTAATTGATGACCAAGCTAATAAAGGTCAGTGGGGTTCTCATTTCCAGAAAGCTTTTCGCGATGGATTTAAATATAACATCGCAGCTATGGAAGTCTCGTGGACTCGAAGAGTAACTCCTGCGTTTGAAACTGATCTTACTTTCTCTCCCACGCAAGGTAAACCTAAAGAGGTTCTGTGGGAAGGTAATACAGTTAAACACCTGGATATGTATAATACATTCTGGGATAAATCTGTCAAACCTTGCGATGTGTATAAGAAGGGTGAATTCGCAGGTTACAATGAGTTGATGAGCCGAATCGAACTTAAACAGTTCATCAACGAACTCCCTGATAAGATGATTGACAATATCACTGAAGCCTTTGAATCAGGTCAAGGTTTCGTTGGTACTTCAGATCAATCACTTGGTTTCTACATTCCGCAACTCAATCCGAATGCGCTTGTAAATGCAGATATCCAACGCTATGGAACTAACTGGCTTACTTGGGCTAGTTTGTCTGGTGCTGAGCAAAAGATTCAATACAAAGATAACTACATTGTAACGACTCTTTACGCAAAGATTCTTCCTTCTGATTTTGGGCTGAAAGTACCGTCACCCAACACTCCGCAAGTATGGAAGTTTATCTTCGTAAATAACCAGGTTCTGATCTACGCAGAACGCCAGACAAATGCGCACGGTTATCTTCCCATCCTGTTCTTGCAACCGAATGATGATGGTCTTGGATACCAGACTAAATCTCTTGCAGCTAATGTGATGCCGATTCAGGATATCACTTCAGCTCTTTGGAATGGTGTAATTGCTGCTCGTCGTCGTGCTATCTCTGACCGCGTACTTTACGATCCGTCTCGTATCACAGCAGCACACATCGATTCTGACAATCCATCAGCTAAGATTCCTGTGCGTCCTGCTGCATACGGTAAGAACGTAGCAGAAGCTGTTTACGCATTTCCTTTCCGTGATGACCAATCTTCTGCATCTCTCCAGGAAACTGGTGTTCTTATGCAAATGGCAGATAAGATTTCTGGCCAGAATCCTGTGCGTCAGGGTCAGTTTGTAAAAGGAAATAAGACTCGAGCTGAGTTTAATTCAGTGATGGGTAACGCCAATGGTAGAGACCAAGTGGTATCTCTACTGCTCGAAGATCAACTGTTCACTCCGTTCAAAGAGATTATCAAACTTAACATTCTCCAATACCAAGGTGGAGTATCTCTTTACAATCGTGAAAAGAAACGTGTCATTGATATTGATCCGGTGGTTCTGCGTCAGACAGTTCTGTCATTCAAAATCTCAGATGGTCTTACACCGTCATCTAAACTTATCGGTGCTGATGTATTGCAAACTGCTTTCCAAGTAATTGGCTCTTCACCGCAGATCAACTCGCAATACAACATTGGCCCGTTATTCTCGTATCTAATTAAAACTCAGGGAACTGATATCTCTGCATTTGAGAAATCTCCTGAACAAGTTGCATACGAACAGGCAGTTATGCAATGGCAGCAAACTATGAGTCTGTTTGCCAAAGCAATGGAGAAACTGGAAGATCCTATGCAGCTTCCGGAGCTTATGAAACAAATGCCGCCGCAACCGTTGCCAGAGCAATTTGGTTACGTTCCGGCACAGCAAGGTGCAGCACCAGGAACACAAGTTACACAACCTAAAGTTTCTAACATCACTAACAACATCACCAACAACGTAGAAAGATAAACATGGGTACCCCAGATACTTCTAAGTTTGTCCTGTTCCAACTATCTCAGCGTGACGAGAAAATTGGACAGCAACTTACACCACTCAACAAGCAAGTATTACACAACTTACGCACTGGCTATGCAGAGGAGAAATTAGCGCTTAAATTTACACCAAATGATGTTCTCTCTTTTGCACAGCAAGAGGCAGAACTGCAAGGTAAGATTCTCTTACTCTCTTATATCTTGGAGTGTGCAGAGATTGCAGAAATGCCAGAAGAACCCGTAGTAGAATCATAACCCTGTAGTCTAACTTTCTAAAGGATTTAAATCATGGATATCAAAGCAAGTATCATGAGTATGTTTAATGGCGCCACTACTGCCCCCGTAACTCCTGCAACTCCCGGAGCTACCACCGGCCCTGCAACTCCTGGAAATATTCCAGCTAATACTTCCACCACTGGTGTAGTTACTGATGGTGCCGCTCCCAATGGTGTTCTTCCTGGAACTCCTACTGAACCTGCGACTCCGCTAGAGGAATTTAAAGACCTCTGGCAACCTGTAGTCGTTGATCCAAACGCTCCTGCAAAACCTGATGGTAGCTTTGGTGAAGTAGATCCTAAGAAACTAATGGAAGCTGCTAGTAAGATTGACTTTACTAAGATAGCTACTCCGGAAATGATGACTGCAATTTCTGCTGGTGGTGAAGCTGCTACTCAAGCTATGTTGCAGTTAGTAAACAAAGTTGCACAACAAGGGTACGCTCAGTCTTCGTACGCTGCTACTAAGATCGCTGAACTGGCATCTAAGAGAACACGCGAAGCCATTCTAGCTGAGCTGCCAGCGCATATCACAAAGAATTCTGTTAATAGTGATCTGCTGCAAGAAAATCCCATTTTCACAAATCCTGCTGTACAACCTTTGCTGACTGCTGTGCAGGCGCAGATGCAAGTTAAGTATCCTACTGCTACGCCCGCAGAACTTAAAGCACAAACAAAGCGTTACATTGAATCACTTGGTCTTAGTATCGCTCCGAAACCTGCTGCTACAGCTGCACAAAAAGCATCTGCTGCTGAAACGGATTGGAGCAAAGAGTTTGGTCTTGAGTAGTATTAATTAACTAGGAGATGTAATCATGGGTTTTCTTCGCACTTGGTTGTTTCAAAATGGTCTGCCGCGAAAAGAACGAGCTGGTGATGGTTATCGTGCCAATGCAGTAGTTACGCTGAATTCTTCGGCTGGCGCGCAAAACATTACTCTGTCTTCGATTCTTGGCGGTGTTGCTATGTTTACTGGCGCTGCTGGTGCCGTAGCTTACACGTTGCCTACCGCTGCTGATCTTATCGCTGCATTGCCGGATATGGATATTGGTGATAGCTACCATGCCAAACTGGTGAATACTGCAGCACAAGTTGCAACTATCACTACCAATACTGGTCTTACCGTATCTGGTTTGGTAACTGCAAACGCTGCAACTCGGGAGATGATTTTCCGTAAGACTTCTTCCACCACCATGGATGTTATTTGTATCTAACATCTAGTATCACGTAATATCCTTTTTTAACAGTCTGGAGAAATAAAATGGGCACTATTGGTATGTTTAATACTGGGCAGATTACCACCGATCTGGCAAAGAAATCGTTTGCTGCTATGATCACTCGGCTCATGCCGAATGGTACTGCTCCGTTGTTTGGTCTTACGGCAATGCTGGCGTCTGAAACTGCTGTTCAAATCGAACATGGTTTCTTCACCAAGACAATG